AATTTATGAAAGCGAATATAGAAACTTCGCACTGTCGGTATAAAGGGTTTAAAGATTTTGAAATAGACAAAGTCCAAAGACTTTATGACTGGGCAAAGACGCCTATGAATAAAGAGGAAAAAACAATAGCAATGAAAAATTTCGATATATACTTTAAAGAACACGATCGTCGTAGAAATACTGATATTAGAAAAATGTTTCCTGAATTAAAAAATTTTATTATAGAGTGTGAGAATCTAAATGCAGAATGTAGATAATATAAAAAAAACTAGAGATCGATTAAACGACATTGGCCCGGGTATGTGTGCTATGAAGTGGTTACACGAAACACTATATCTGCACACTGGTGACAATCACAGTTGCTATCATCCTAGACCCCATCATATTCCTGTGCACGAAGTCAAGGCCAATCCAAGTGCCCTTCATAATACTGAATGGAAAAAACAACAAAGAAAAATAATGTTGGAAGGCGGCCGGCCAGACGAATGTTACTATTGCTGGAATATTGAAGATTTAGAAGGTGAACATATATCAGATAGAATGATTCATAGTTCGAGTAATTTTGCAGTTAATGAAATCGAAAAACTAGGCAAAATGTCTTGGGACAAGGATATAAATCCTAAATATTTAGAAATTAGTTTTGGAAACGGGTGTAATTATCGTTGCGGGTATTGTTGTCCCCAAGCTAGTACACTATGGATGGATGAAATTCAAAAGCATGGAAATTATGACTTGTCTTATAATCAATATGGCATTGAATTCTTAGAAAGCGGCACGTATTATGGGCCCAAAGATGATAATCCTTACATAGAAGCTTTCTGGAAGTGGTGGCCAGATTTGCGTAAAGATTTATGGACTTTACGAATCACAGGGGGAGAGCCTTTAATGAATCCAGGAGCAATGCAGTTTTTTGATCTGTTAGAAGACGAGCCTGCCCCTCAGCTAGAAATAAGTATAAATTCAAACCTTGGTGTAACTGAAAATAAAGTCAGTAAGATGTATGATAGAGTAGAAAGTTTATTAGATCAAAAAAAGATTAAAAGTTTCAGTATGTTTACCAGTATCGAAGGGTGGGGCCCCCAGGCTGAGTATATGCGTACTGGATTACAATGTGACCACTGGGAAAAGAATTTTAAGCAAGCATTAGATAGAGGATTCAAGGTTGGTATAATGTGTACTTTTAATGTGCTATGCGTTGCTACATATACAAATTTTTTGAATAGAGTAATTCACTGGCGGAAAGAACTCCTAGAGCAAGGCAAGGAACGGCTTCTGCAAATTGATATACCGTATCTAAAAGAACCTCCTCATTGGATGTTAAATATTTTACCGCAAGATTTTTTAGAAGAACACATGGATAACAATTTACAGTTCATAATCGATCACAAAGAATTTTTTGCCGATGTAGAATTAGAAAAAATGCGCAGAGTAAGGGATTACGCATTTCAAAATCCTATCTCCCAGGATAAGATATTGCAAGGAAGAAGAGATTTCTACAAATTCTTTTCAGAAAATGATCGCAGGTTAGATACAAACTTGTTAGAAACTTTTCCAGAATACACAGAATTTTATAACAGTTGCAAAGAATTAAATGAAAATGTTATAGCCCGAACAGTATGAAACAAATTAAAAAAATTATAGTAGGAGGTGATAGCTTTACAGCCGGCGACGAACTAGACGGAGATTTGCACATTCCGGGATATTCTGCAATAGTAAAAGATGGAGCAAACGAAAATGAAAGAAAAAATGCTTGGCAAAGATATAAGGAAAAGTTAAAAAAACTTTCTCGAGATGATAGTTTTAAGTATGATGATATTAGAAAAAACCGCGCTTGGCCAGCAATACTTTCCAAAAAAATAGGAATTACTGTTGAGAATACAGCCTCTCCTGGAGCATCTAATCAGGATATTTGTCACAGAATTCTTATGACAGTTATAAGAGAGCTTAATAAAGGCACACCGTCAACTGAGTTAGCTTGTTTAATTATGATTACTCATCCATTGAGGTTCGGAGCACCTATTTCTCAAGATGCTGATTGGTCAAATGAATATAATTACGAAACAATTCATTTTAATGGGTTAGAAAAACAAAGGAAAGAAAAGGCACAATTTGGAAAATATGTGTTAACTCACTATGATTATTATGATCTATTCTGGCATAGCTATTGCCACATACAAGGATTAAAAGGATTCTTAGATGCTCATAAAATTCCTGTGATGTTTTTTGACAGTAGTTTGTGGTCATGGGGAATTAAAGATCAAAGTACATATCATACTAACGATGAGAGACACGGATTAACTCATCTATGTGGAAATATTATAAATCCTAAGTTTAGACTCTCTGATCACAATATCAAACATCATGGGTTACCTGGTGGGCACTTTGTAGAAAAAGTTCATGAGTACTTTGCTAATAGATTACACAAGGAGCTATTTAATGGTATACGAAACTCTTCCTAAAATAGAAACTCACAGCAATCTTTTTTTCACATACAAGCATTCAACTGAAAGTTTAGGTATAGCAGAATTTTCTAAGAATGATTTTAACTACAGATCTTTTGATTATTTGCCTAAAACTGTTGAAAATTTCTTCACCACAGGTATGCATTTACCTAATTACTTAGATATTATGGATAACGACCCAACAAAGTGGAGAGCAAATATTGAAAATTATGTAAAATTGGTATGGCTTGCTCGTGAATATATACAGGCTGATTATATATTTAAAAATCCTATTGGTGCTATATATAATCCGCCTAAGCAGATTTGGGAGATCCATCCCGGCGGATCTAGACAAATTGTTTATAAACTTTTTGGCCCTGATACTATCCTCGCTCTAGCCTTCAATACTAAAGGCAAATCTTGCCAATTTAAAAAAACATTTTCTAGCGAAGAGGAACTAAATGAATATTTTCCAAATACCGGCATATTTTTGGTAGTTTGTGCCGAGTGGGGAAGCTTAATACCCCATGTACATTTTGACCAAGGAAGGCTTACCAACAGTGTAAGAAAAGAATCCAAGCGAATTATTGATTTTTGGCAAACTACTAATGTGCAAGGAAACGTACCCGATTGGGTTTTAAAAAATAATAACAAAAATAAATCCAAAACATTAAAATTAAATTTAAAAAACCCAGATGATTTTGAAAATATCCTAAAAGGGTTAGTTTTATTGCCGAATTATGATTACTATAACGACCATGGAGTAAAAATTACAAATGTCGGTGCCTAAACTGGAACGAGCAGTCATAGAAGTATTTGGCGGATGCAACTATACATGCCAAATGTGTCCTCAAACTACAGGTCGTGGCAAAGAGTGGACACGTAAGATGCCTTTGGATATGTTTGTAAACATTCTTGATCAACTACCAGGTAAGCCTGTAATTAATCTAGAAGGTTCGGGCGAACCCACAATGGCTAAAGACTTGCCTTTATACATTGCAGAGTGCACGAAGAGAGGACTTCCTAGTTTTATGTACACCAACGGCAGTTTCTTTAGTGGACACTTTATGCAAGATTGTGTTGACGCCGGCCTTACCTTTGCTCGGTTTAGTTGTATAGGTTACGACAGAGAAAAGTATAAAGAATGGATGGATGTTGATAACTTTGATCTATTAAAAACAAATGTAACAAAGGCCAAAGAATATATCAAACAACAAGATGCAAAATGCACTTTATCAAGTTACCATTTGATATTAGATAACACACAAGTAGAATATGAAGTTGATCAGTATCGAAATAACTTTATAGGACCGACCGGAGTGCTCGGTTATATTTGGAAAATGCATAACTGGAGCGGCAACTACCAGCCGTTATACGTTAGAGATCCTAGTCAGCGAAGAACATGCGGTAGACCTTTTGCTCCGGAGATTACTATTAGAAGCGGTGGCAACGGAGGACTTAAAGGAGCAGTCACTCCTTGTTGCCAAACAATGGGTCCACCGAACGAAAGTCTAAGTGTGCTCGGACATGCGGAAACACAAACCATCGAAGAAATATGGAATGGAACAGAATACCGCCAGCTTCGTAAAGCCCATGCCGAGAAAAACTTTGACAGCATCGAATACTGCAAGAATTGTGATTTCTTATACGAAGATCCCGAAGTGCTTGTATGGAGTAATGACCCGGCTGCTAGTACAGACTATATGCTCGGTACACAGTTTACTCTTAAAGATTATATGGAAGGACATTAATTGTATGTATGATATAGCTTTCATATCGTATAATGAACCTAATGCAGAAGAAAATTGGATTAATTTAAAGAGCAAATTCTCAAGAGCACAAAGAATTAACGGTGTTAAGGGAATACATCAAGCACATATCGCCGCCGCCAAAAAATGTTTTACTAAAATGTTTTGGGTTGTAGACGGCGATGCTGTTATACAAGACGATTTTAATTTTTCGCATATAGTTGATGACTTTGATATAGAAACAGTGCATGTTTGGCGGAGTATAAATCCAATAAATGATTTAACATACGGTTATGGAGGCGTTAAATTACTTCCTAGAAAGTTAACGAAAAATATGAGAGTTGACAGTCCGGATATGACAACAAGCATTGGAAAGTATTTTAAACCAATGCAACAAATATCTAATATAACAGCTTTTAATACTGATCCCTTTAATACTTGGAAAAGTGCATTTAGAGAGTGTGCTAAACTTGCATCAAGAGCCATCGACAGACAAAATGAGGAAGAAACAAATCAGAGACTTAAAATCTGGACAACCGTAGGACACAACAGACCGTTTGGTGAATATGCTATTTTAGGAGCAACAGCAGGAAAAGCATACGGTGAAAATAATAGATTAAATATCTCTCTTATAAATGACTTCGATTGGCTAAAAGAAAAATTCGATGCAACTTGTTAAAAATATAAAAACAGTTCATATAGAACTAACTGATAAGTGTCAAGCACAATGTCCTATGTGTGCTAGAAATTATCATGGCGGCGCAACCAGACCGTTTATTAAAAATGGCGATATCGGCATTAACGATTTTAAATCTTGGTTTCCGCCTCAGTTCTTAGCTCAATTAGACAATTTCTATAGTTGTGGCAATTACGGTGACCCTGCATTTGCAAAAGACTGTTTGGAAATTTACTCTTATGTTAGATCCTGCAACCCAGGTGTAAGACTCGCTATACATACGAACGGCGGCATGCGAGATACAAAATGGTGGAAAAAATTAGCTGAGCAAAACGTTCAGGTGGTGTTTGCTGTTGACGGCTTTAAAGGAAAACATGAAATTTATAGACGCAACACTAATTTTGACAAAGTAATACAGAACTTAACAGCATTTATAGATGCAGGCGGAACGGCCCGTGTAGATAGTCTTGTGTTCGCACACAACGAACATGACACAGAAGAACTAGAAAAGTTCCTGTTAGATTTAGGAGTAGAGCAGGTTAATTTTGTAAGCACAACTCGTTTCTATGAAATGGAAAAATTTCCTGTACAAAATGAAAACGGTATTCATTTATATGACTTAGAACCTGCACAGCGGCAGGAATACAAAAAGACTCCTAACAGCAGGCTAGACGTTTTAGTAGACAAAAAAGTACGGGACACTGTGTTAGAAAATGCAGAAATAACGCCATTGTGCGAAACTGATCAAGGAATATATGTGGATCCTTATGGAAGTGTATTTCCTTGTTGCTGGATAGGTGGAGATTATTTAGAAACACCAGTTGAAGAACAACTTCCTATACATGTCCTTAGAAACCTCAGTGTACAAAATTCCAAAGACATAATGAATGCTGTAGGTATACCAAAATGTCAAGACGGAGTTTTAAACATTCCTAATCTAATGTTGTTTGAAACATTAAATTCTTACTGGGAAGGACAAAACAAATGTATGACATGCGTAAAAGTGTGTTCTAAGGCGTTATACGATACAAGAAAATGACAGACTTTCAAAGCATTCCGTGGGACAATATAGTTCGATTTGGTCAGAAAACCCTTCTAGATAATCGTCTTTTCACTGTCTCCTGGATAACCACAAGATATTGTAATTATAACTGCTCATACTGCTGGCCATACGCAAGATCTAGTGTCCCAGATAAGAAACCGCTAGAATTATACTTAAACACCATTGATAGTATCAAGGCACAGGCAAGAGCTAATGACTTTACAGACTTCCATTTTAGCTTCAGTGGCGGTGAACCGACGGCACTTAAAGGCTTTCTTGATGTTATCGAATATTATGCAAATGACACTGTCCCAGAATATCAAAGCATACATATGACATCAAATATTTCGCCGGGACCTAAGTGGTGGGATAGATGGTTGACCACTACACAAAGTCTACAACGTAGAAGTATAACTGCCAGTTTCCATGCCGAATACGCAGATGAAACAGAGTTTGGTGATAAATGTCTTATGCTAGCAGATGCAGGAGTGTTTGTAACCGTAAACCAAGTTATGGTTCCTGGTATGTTTGACGAGTATTACAATAGATGCCATAGACTTTCAGATAGAGGTATAAACGTCACGTTAAAGCCTCAAAGCGACCCTACAGCGAGTTTTATTGTGGACGGCTATACACAAGAACAGCGTGACCTTATGCAAACAGGATTCCCTCAAATAATCCCCGATGAGTATAAAAAACTCATTCCTTTATATCAGGTCGAACTGGAAGATGATAAACATAATAAGTATTATCTTGATCAAGCAGAAAGGTTTAACGCATTTGATTTTAATAAGTTCGAAGGATGGACTTGTAACGCAGGATACCAAGGGATAGTAATAAGAGACACAGAAGTAAAGAGAAGTTACAGTTGCGATGACGAGACCATTGGAACACTTGAAGATGGATTTAAGATATTTGACAAGCCTCGTAAATGTATAACAAAGTCCTGTGTAAGCTCTGCCGATAGTAAATTGCCAAAGGTAAAATATGAAAGTTGATATACAAGATGTGTTGTTCTGGATGGATGCAATCCGCAACAGTGACGATCGGTACCGAACACTGGAAAGTTTTTGGAAAGGGCAAGTTAATAGTAAGATTTGGTTGATTGAAAATCTACAGAAATTTCAAGACAAAAAATGGGAACACATCGTTATTCACGGTGGCTGGAACGGTGTATTAGCCAGTCTTATCTTTAACAGCGATATACAAGTGGATAGAATAACCAGCGTGGACATAGATCCTGCTTGTGAAGAAACAGCATACACCGTCAATAAGAGGTACGAAATAGAGGGCAGATTTCGTGCAGTAACCGCAGACATGTGTAAACATGTAGAACAAGCAGATGTGATTATAAATACAAGCTGTGAACATATTCCGCAACTGAATTACTATTATTGGCAGTATATTCAGCCTAACAGTTCTTTGTACGTTTTACAGAGCAACAATTATTTTGATTTAGATGAACACATAAATTGTGCAGACAGTTTAGAAAATTTCGAACAGAAGGCAAATTTAGATATTATATTCTCAGATAAATTAGAATTGCCCAAATACGATCGTTATATGATTATAGGAAAACAGAATGTCTAAATTTTGGTATAATGCAGAAAATTCTAAATTAGGAAAATATCAAAGAGATATAGAAAGTGTTGCAGGAACTCCTACATTCTGTGTATTACCTTGGATACATTTCGCTACTCGTCCGAACGGGGATATGAGATTGTGTTGTAGCGCAAATGCTAGCGGTGCAGGAGAAGATCACGAAGTAGGCCTTGTTAAAATGGAACATGGCCGCCCTGCAAACTTTGGCAGAGAAACTCCTATGGAGGCATGGAACAATGAATACATGAAAAGTGTTCGTACAACTATGTTAAAAGGAGAAATACCTAACAGTTGTCGTAAGTGCTTCGAAGAAGAAAAGGTAGGAGTAGTAAGCAAACGTGTTTGGGAAACAGGGACATGGCACGAAGATGGAGTAGATATTCCTGAACTTATAAGACAGACCAAAGAAGATGGCACTGTGCCTGAAGAATTGGTGTATCTTGATCTAAGGCTAGGACATACCTGCAATATTAAGTGCGTAATGTGTTCGCCCCATGACAGTTCAAAATGGGTTAAAGATTGGAAGCAACTAATTCCTGTGCTTCAGATAGATGAAGTTAAGCAACAGATGCAATGGGATCAATCTGAGTTCAATAACAAGTGGCACGAGAAAGATACATTTTGGGAAGAAATGTATCGTCAAATACCAAATCTAAAACAAGTGTACTTTGCCGGCGGCGAACCTCTAATGATCAAAGAACACAAACAGTTTATAGAGGAAATAGTACGTCAAGGATATCAAGATAAGATTTTGTTAAGATATAACTCTAACGGACTATTAGTAGATGAAGATTTAATTGAATTGTGGAGCAAGTTTAAAAAGGTTAAGTTTGCAGTAAGCATGGATGCTGCATACGAACGGGATGAATACATTCGCTTCCCTACAGATTGGGACACTGTGGATCGCACACTACATTTACTAGATAATACGCCTGATAATATACAGACAAGTCTTGCAACAGCAATTCAAATATTCAATGTAAAACACCTACCCGACTTCATGAAGTGGAAAGTAGAAAGCGGATTCAAAAAGTTAAACAGTGGCACAGTTCCGGGAGGTGTACAAATGGGTGGTGGACTGGTGAATATGCATCTGCTATACATACCTACATTTCTAAGTATACAAATACTTCCCAAAGAAGACAAACAAGAAGTTCGCGATTTATATATGAATTTCAAAGACTGGCTTTGGAAGAACTACAGACAGGACGACGACTTCTGGAAAATTAATCCTTACGGATGGCGTAGATGGGAAGCAGTTCTTGATCATATGGATGCACAAGACAACAGTCATCTGCTTCCGGGATTCAAAGAATATACTAATAAGTTAGACGATATTCGTGGATTAGATGCAAAGAAAATATTTCCAGAATTAGCACATTTATTATGACAGATAAAATTAAAATTATTGAAAATCAACCTATTAGAATTGTTAATTTGCAACCAAAGGAAGTCTTAGATGTAAGATTTTGGCCAACAGACATATGTAATTTTGAGTGTACATATTGTTTTCCCAATAGTAAAGATGCTGTCTACCGTTATCCTAAAAACATAGATACGGTTATCAAAAATTTTAGATTATTGTTTGATCTCTATAAAGAAAAGTATAATAAAACCAAATTTGATATTAATCTTGTTGGGGGCGGCGAGCCTACACTTTGGCCGCACTTTAACGAATTTTGCAAAGGTATTAAAGCAACACACAATGTTGAACTCACTGTAACAACTAACGGCAGTCGTACATTGAGATGGTGGGCAGACAACTCTCAATATCTAGATAAGGTAACTCTTAGCGTTCATCATGAATTTGCAAACATTGCTCATTCAATCGAAGTTTTAGATTATTTGTATTCGCAAGACATATCCTGCACTGCACTGATTTTAATGGATGCAGAAGAATTCAATAAATGTAAACAGATAGAACAGGAAATGCAAAAAAGTAAATATCCTTGGTTCATAGAAGTAAAACCTATTGTAGATTTTGCAGGAAAAGATAGTAAAAGTTACACCGATGAACAAAAATCTTATATGACTCCAGATTTAAAAAGATTGCCGGATAGTAAATTTTTGTTAAGCCATATGCAAAATTTTAGAGTGCATGACAGTGTAGCAATTTATGATGAGTTTTCTGTAGAGCCAAAAAGAACAAGCGATTATATTAATGAAGGAACTAATTATTATACAGGATGGAATTGTAATGTAGGATTAGAAAATTTAGTTATTGAATATGACGGACAAGTAAAGGGGTCTTGTCAGGCGCAATTGTTTAAAGATACCAATTTAAATGTATTTAGCGAAGATTTTGAAACCCAATTTAATAAAGTTGCTTTTAATCTGGATACAATTACCTGTCCGTTTAACAGTTGCGGTTGTCAACCAGACACACACATAACTAAGTGGCGCTCTTAGATATAGGAATGTCTGCGGCACAGGTACACCAATTACGAGTACAAATTACCGCATCCTCTGGCACTTCAAAACTGCCATCATAAATATTTCCCAAACTGCCGCCGACTCGGCAAGTTGCACGATGAACATCACCGTCCCAATTTATCATTAAACTTTCTAAGCCAATATTACAAGTCCATCCTTTAAATTGGTTTTGATGAGTTTTGATTATATCGTTAGCCACATATAGATTGCCGTCCTCGTCAACTACGTTTTCTTTCACAGTGCCTTCAGTGCTTAAAATCCAGTCTAAGTCCTCAGGCTTATATCGTAAATCATCAAACCAGTCATGATCGCCTTCTGTCCATCTTATTCTTCTTACTACAGCGGGAATATTCATAGTGCGCAACATGTCCCATGCCTGTCTAACTTTATCCATGTGTTCGTGATGTGCCATTACATGAGCTACAATTTGTCTATCGTATTCTTTACCGACGTTAATTGCATTGTTTAAACTTTTAGACCATTGTGCGTTATCAAAGTGCAAGCTGAACACATATTGATTTACAGGCTGTTCAATATACCAGCGAACAGGCCGCAGAGCATTTGTGGTCATGCTTAGCCAGTCTATGTGTTCAGACTGTTTTATGTGTAAGATTAATTCTTCTATTTGTGGGTGTACGCTAGGCTCACCACCTGTTAAACTAAGTCTCACTGGATTTGCTAAGTCGTCTAGTTTATCTACAGCATCTAGCATGTGTTTAATTTCTCTGTGTGGACTGAAGTTGTCATGTATGCTAGGAGGACAATAGGCGCAGTCTAAGTTACATCTTTTACCTATGTTCCATTCAATCTTGACAAATTTTTCATGACCCCATCTACTGACTAAATTACGCATACATCCTTTATCCTATCAAACTTATAAAGATATTCTAACTCTACATTGTGGTTAATATCTGCAACAGGAATCATTCCTAAATTCAAATTTTCAAAATTAAACTTTTGAAAACATAACCAAAACTTTATAAGAATTTTTCTAGCAAAAAAGTGTAGTGTACTTACAGAAGGACCAAACTTTATCATAAAATCTGCACTGTAATGGCTTTGAGGAAGAATAACTTCTGCAATAGAGTCTCTATCTTTAAACACATCTAATATTGGTTTCCCTACATGAGGGTAATTTATGTAGATTGTTCCATGAGACCATTTAAAGGTAAAATGTTTTACATCTTTATCTGTCAATTTCAGCAGTGGAGGATTTTTGTAGGTTACAACAATAGTAGGATGATCGCTTTTTCGAATCTGAGATTCTAATTCGTGAATTAAAATATTCAATTTACTTATTGAATGCTGAATATCATCGGGCGCATTGTTATACCATTCTGAATTGCCTTCTCCCCCTTTTAAATCTTCAAAAAATTTATGTAGATAATTCAAATCCTTCTGTTTGGTATTTTTGTCAACTTTGTAGTTAATAAGTTTTTCATAGGAGTTAATATGATCTATTTTTTCATTCAACTCATTTATAATATTCTTATATCCCCAATTAGTGAATCTATCGATAGCGTCTAAACAGTAGTTCTTTTGTACTTCATTTAGCCATTTTTTTGCAATATCCGTATCACGAACATTAAAGTATAAATTATAGTCTTCCTTACCATTAGTGATTGTTATTTTAAGCATAACGTTTAAACTCGGGATTAACTGAAAAGAACTCTTGATTCCTAGTGGCATCTAAGCTTAAATTGAAGTCTATGCAATCTTGCCAAAACTCGCTAAGATCGTTTGCTTGTAAAAAATTTATGTTATCTTGTATTTGTTGCAGGGTCACTTGTTCTAGAAGTTTATGTTCTTTTACCATTGGATATTCTAAAACTGTTGTTTTCATATCTTCTAGTTCTGCGATAACTCTTTTCTTTAACGGCAGAGGTAAAGTTTGCGCACTCAATGCTCTTGGATAATTAACGCGATGAGAATAGAACACTATGCCCATTTTGTTTATGAAGTAATCTATTACTTCTGCAATCTGTAAGATATTATTTGCTTGTACTGTAAATGCACCTACCACTCTACTAACATTAGGAAACGATTTAAATACCTTTATATTTTCTTCTATTTCCGAAAACTTGCCATTGCCTCTAATATATTCATAAACATTGTGTATGCCGTCTATGCTTACGTTTACAGCAATGCTTTTAAACTTGGGCCAGTAGTCGTGTATTGTACGTCCGCCTTTAATTCCTAATGTGGTTCCATTAGTTGCATATTTCAGTTCTATGTTCTCACCATACTGTGCTAATTTGTCAAGAATCTTATAGTGGTAAGGATCCATCAGGGGCTCACCGCCTGCAAATTCAACACGCCTAAAGTGAGGTAGGAGTTTTTCAAAACTGTTCCACCAATTGTCACTGTTGTCAAAAGGACCTATATACTGTCCAGGAGTGTCAACTAATGCGTCCACTGTGGGAATAAGGTAGTTATTTTCTTTCTCATAATGGCTTCGTATTGCGCCCCAATCCTTCCAACTAGTACTGTCAAGTGGATTACACATGCGACATTTTAGATTGCAAAGATTGTTAAGTTTGATTTCCATTGTGGGAAATTCAAAAGGCATAGTATAATCGTCTTCTAGCGCATCTAATGCGTCGGGATATAAGTTGCTACGTGCTTCGGGTATAACGCCCGCTGTGTGACGCTGTCGTAAGCTCTCGACACCCTGATCTTCAAGGTCAAAGCAGGGTTTACAAACATCGGGTCTTTCATTGTTTAAAACCTGCCTACGCACTTCACGCATGGCATCATTATTCCATGCCTCTTCTAAACTTTCTTTCTGTATCCAGCCGACGGGCTGACTGCGACAGCATACTTTAATAGCGCCGTCTTCACGTGTAGCAAGTCCAGTAAAAGGATGCATACAGAATGTACAACTATTTGGTTGCTTGCTCAATGCCCCACTCTCTTTCTTTGCACCAGAAGCATTCTCCGCAAGTAGGAACAATTTGTCCAGGTGTATATGTTGTATAATCTAAGTCGTTGAATATATGTGGATAATCTATCTTATCACCTTCGCAACTTCTAGTTAAAGCCAACAACCCTTCAATTTTTAAATTATAATATTGTTTAATGATCCAATCTTTCATTATGTGTACAAAGGGATGATAGACAGATATCCCCATGTGTGTCATTGCGGGAGAAACATGTCCTTGATTACGATCTTCTAATGCACCGGGAATATCTATACTAGGATTTTTGTTTATAGCCGCAAACCAAGCATCAAGATTATACTTGTGTCCGATATATTCGTTAAAACTTCTTAAAATTATTTGGTTGCCGCTTTTCAATTTGCCGTACTCGTCAATTATATTTGGACCATTTCTACCCCATTCTAGATCTGGAGGTATAAAATTTTTTTCTACATATTTTATGTTACTGAACTTAGATTGCAAATAACTAATTACAGTGTCCGCTACATATTCTTGCCACGGCCGGGTCTTCCAACATCTAATTTGATTTGTTATAATTATATCAGCATCAGTATTACTGCATATTAAATAAGCTAGTAATGCAGAATCGGCCCCGCCGCTTACACTGATTCCTATACGGCTCCATTTTGAATGTATAGGTATTTCGACTTGGTCTATCAGCATAAAATTATTTACCAATACAATTTTTTGTCTGTTAACGAACTGATAAATAGTATATGCTAACAAAGACTTCCTGTTCAGTAAATAACAAAAATATTCAAGATTGTTACAAATATATTTTAACACAGTATCCATACATTAACTATGACGATAAAATAAAAATGATTCTAAATGAGCCTAGTGGAGATTTCTTCTATGACAAGTGGAACCTAAAAAGAGAATACAAGGATACTCCACTTGAAAAATTATACAATAGTTTAGAAGGTAGAAAAGGTGAAGCACGCATTATTATAATGCAACCCGGCGACTGTTATATGGCACATAGTGATATTGACAACCGCTGGCATATGAACTTATCAGGTGAGCAGTGTTTTTTAATAGATTTAAATTTACACAACATGTATGAATTGGTAAAGGATGCAAGTTGGTGGTATATGGATGCCGGAGTTGTACATACTGCTGTAAATTTTGGAGATCATGCAAGAATGCAGCTAGTAGTGCGCGAGTTATTAAAGAGTAGCAACACAGCTTCCGTTTTTGTATCTATAACCACTCAGGTTGTAAATGGAAGATATATTTTTGATAAGAATATAAGTCCATTCTTGAATTCAGCAAACAAAGCAGGAAAAATTTCAAATTTCAAATTTGATGGAAGCACTGCTTCGTTTAAGTTGTGCGAAAGTCTACTTGGAAATTTTAAGACGCTTAACTTAGAAAACATGGTGGTAACATATGAATAAAGAAAAGTTTTTCAAATATGACACAGAAGGGCGTTATGCAAATGCTAATGATGTATACGATGCATATTATGATAGTACCATTTATACAATGTATTTTAAATCTGAATATTGGTTTCGGCGTGAGCTTTTGGGTATAGAAATGTTGAAAAATAAACCCTATGCTCCGCAAATTACTGAAGTGGACGAAGAACAACGATTAGTTTCTTTAGCATATGAAGACAATCTTAATCATATGATACATTTTAACAGATTGCCAAAAAACTATAAACAAAAAATTTTAGAAATTAAAAAAGATTTAGAAGATAATGGAATTTACAAACTTAATTTTTATCCTCACACATTTTTCTATAAAAATGAAGATTTTTTTCTTATAGACAATTATGCAATTGCTCACGGCGAAGAAAAAATACTTAAAGCAGATATTGAATCTACTATTCACGATAAAGAAAGATTTCCTTTTGTAGGAAATTATTTGGATATCGTTAAATCGTATAATATTGCCATCCAAAAAAATGTTGGCAATTGGCCGGAAAATTTTATTTGTGGCTGATTATATTGGTAATTGTTCCGAAATTATAGATTGGGATAAAGTAGTCCAACAGATTACAAATACAGAGCCGTCTTATGTTGGTCCTACACATGATGTAAACACAGCTAATGTAGAAGGAGCATATAATGTTGCCTCTGCGATAAGGTCCGCCGGACACTGCCTATTGTCAGAAGGCGGAAGCATGGGCTGGGGAATGTATTTTCCGGGTAAAGATTTTGAAATGACGGTTTTAACCCAATTCTGTAAATATGTTGGACTAGAGGAGTCTTATTTCTGTTGGATCAGCAGCATTAAACCTGGTCATATGGCGCCTTGGCATTGGGATATCACCGACGAATATCGGACTATAGGCGAAACAAAAACTGTTCAAAGATTTCATTGTCATATTACAGATCCTCAGCCCGGGCATTTTTTTGTAGTAGATGATCATTGCTTTTACAATGAATATAAAGGTGCAATATATAAATGGCCAGAACGATCCAGTTGGCATGCAGGGTCAAATGCCGGTCTATCAACAAAATTTTTGTTTAATGTTTGGGGAATATAATGAATATAGTTTTAACTGGAGCTACTAGTCCTATAGGCAAAATGTTATACGATCATTATAAAGTTATTTATAATGTAACTCCTATAAGCAGATTATATGGCTGGGATTTATATAAAGAAGAGCAACAGGATAGGTTAGTTCAATTAACAAATTCTGCAGATGTTTTTTTGAATATTGCTCATCTTGGATTTGTCCAAAGTTTCTTATTGGAAAGAAGTAAGGCAAAAATCAATATAAGTTTTGGCAGTTTAATAACAAAGTTTTCCTGGAATCAAATGAAATATTATGGCACTCATGAATATATTGCTCATAAGCTTTTTTTAGAATATGTGCATTCTTCAATAAAGAACAGTGCGATAATCAACGTTTCAAAGTTTGGCCAAGGTTCTAACAATATTCCCGAAGTTGAAGCAGATCAAATAATCTATGCGGTTAACGATATTATTACTAGACGGGCATTTTTGCCAAAGGTTTACGAAATTACCAATGGCGGAGTGCCCGGACTAGAGCGTGTTTAAATGTAAAAATAAAGATTTATAGTCTGTACCGCGAGTATTATCATAAAGTTTTAACACTCTTGATCTTTCTTCTACAACTTCTTTAAAATCCTCAGGAGGGTGTTTTATAAAGTTCTTTGTGCTTTTAAGATAATCATATAACTGATTGTTTTCTGCAAAAAGCTTACTAGATTCAAACTCCAAAACTACCCTTTCTACTAATATCTCTACTTGTTGTCTTAGCTCCGGTGAAAGGTATTGAAACGAAAAATATCTTGGTTCGTCTACATAATTTATTCTAACAGGAAGTTCTTTTTCTCTCTGTTTAGACCAAAACTCAAATTGTTGTAGAATTTCCTTCATGTCAAAAATATTAAAAATGTTAAATGTAGCTGATATTTCTAAATCTATTTCTGTATCGTGTAATAGTTTGAAAAAATTATTTTCTACTTCGGTATATTTACAGGGGAATCTTATAAAGTTGAATTTTTCTTGTTCTATATGATCAATACTACATAAAAGTCTAAAATTTTTGAACTGTTTAGCCTTTTGTATATATTTAAAATCTGTTTGATAGAGGTTGGATATAATCTCTAAAGATATTGTTTTATGATGATTGTGTTCTATTGCAAGATCTAATATGTCATTGGTCAGCGGATTTATAAAAGGTTCCCCGCCTACTATCTTAAGAAGTTTAAGATTGGGCATTATAGTTAGTAATCTATCTAACATTTTTTTCTGTTGAGATTTTTGATAACGATAAATCTGATCTTTATCTCGTACGTGTTCCTCTATGTAGTTTAGAGTCTGTGGAAGGTCTACTTGTTTTTGTCTAAAAAATACTAGTTCCGCTTCGTGTTGGGAACTTTCCATCTGCGTACACATAATGCATTTGAGATTACATAGATTACCTATCTTAAACTCAAATGTTTCTGGAGTATAATCTAAATAACCGTCTTCGTCTGTTTTGTCTATCAGAGAAATAAGATAGTCTTCGTCGTAGCTTAGTACTTCTTTTTGTCTTGTAGAAATAAGACCTTGTTGCTCATTTTTCCAGCATCTTGCACAGTTAGGGTGTTGTATTCCGTTAATAAGATCTTTACGTAATCCTTTGTAAAAATCTCCATTCCAAACTTCGTCTGCATTATAATCTTCTGCCGAAACTCCGATACCTAAGCTTTCGCAACAGGTACGAAATGTGCCGCTGTTAGTTGTGCTAATATAGTTAAAAGGATATGGACAGATTGTGTCCTTTGAATATTTCATTAGTAACTGTCTAAATGATCTATACCTAAAGTTTTTCTAAACTCTGGAGTAAAGGTACAATCTATTCTTAAACCGTATTCTTGTTCTTTAGATCCTTCGCCTCCGTGCCAATCTTGATCATTCCAAAAAGCAGCATTACTGTTAATGTAGTATTTGTTTTCTTCTTCTGGATCCCAAATATAAAACCCTCTTTTTGTACGGTAGCGTATATGTATAAACTCATTATTGTGCGGACTATAACCTTGGTCGTCGCCATGTCTGCCGTCTAGGTCCCTGTGCTCGAATGCATGTCCGTTATGATCACAATGGAAGAATATAACACGCCCAATCCGATCAATAATACTTTCATCAATGAGATTTTCCACCCAGCGAACCACTCCTGGAAAATATTGTTGTTCTTCAGTTGGAGCTCTTTCAGCATTACGTTCGTCCCAGCTTCCTTCTTCCCAGAGGAAATAATAAATGTAAGGATCGTTTGCTCCTAATGCACCTTTCAGGTATCTTGTAAACATATTTCTTTGACGATAGTCCTTAAAATCTTTGGGAAATATTTCCATTCCGTGAACTTTAATAGGGTTGTCGTCTGGTAACTCTTGGAATTCTGCAAATGCCTTATATATAGGTTTCCAATTAACAATATAACTCATATCGTCAAAGTTAAATCCGGGAGTCATCCAAGTTCCTTCTTTGGCATATTCTCTAGCCAGTGCAAATCCTTTGCAGATTTCTGGATGCAATTTTTGAAATCCATCTATATCCAAATATTGGTCTAAGTTTATGTAAGGCTTACCGCCGATACCTTTTATCATAAAGATATTTATCAACATCAGTATTACAAAGAATACATATGATAACAGTTAAGTACATATATGTTTAATGGCAGAGAATATCTTTTATCTACAGCTCGTTGTTTAAAGTTAAATATAGAAGTACCGCATGAAGTAATGGCAATAGAAGCAAAGCGGCTAAGAGAAAAGTTTGTACCTTATAGAAGCACATATGTTACAAGTGGCTGGCATAGTTTACCTATTATTGGAAAATCTAGCACAGAGCCGTATGCTTGGAACTGTTACGAAGAATATTCGTCAGCTAGAGATGCCGCCTTTGATATGGAATATACAGAAATAGCAGACTTGTGTCCGGTAACAACAAACTGGTTAAAAACGGTATACCCTAGTAATAGCTATGCAAGAGTAAGATTTATGTTATTAGAACCAGGTGGATATATAGAACCTCACATCGATACTACTCATAGTGTTCTCGGAGCAATCAATATTGCGCTAACAAACCCCCAAGACTGTGTTTGGCACTGGAAAGACGGATCTACGGTAAACTTCAATCCTGGCGATGCTTATGCAATGAATCTCAGCTACGAACACAGTGTAAAAAACAACAGTAACCAAGACAGATATCATTTAATCGTGCATCATTACGACAGTACTGATGAATGGAAACAGTTAATGATAGATGCACTAGAGGAATCAAATGAACAAGGTCAGTTTCTTTTTAGTACCGAGCTTTTCTAGCAGTAAATGGTTAAACGACAAAATGATGAGAATAACCAAAAGATTTTTGGCAACTCTCAATATGTCGGGTTATCCAGTACATGAAATAGCAGATTATCATGACCTAAATAAGTATTTAGAAATATACGATTATCTCATAGTAGTAACAGCAGGTAACATAATCATAGAACGAGATCATCTATGGAAAAAAATACACGAGATTGATGAGAATATTGGCCTCATGGGAAATCTATTGCAGCACGGTGACGAGACTCCGTGGATGCACGAACAGTTCTTTATTATAAACACACAAGCATTTACAAAGTTAGATTTTTCTACCGGCGAAACCAAAAGTTGGGAAATACTGCGAAGTACAGAAGACATGCATGACGGTCATGCTCCGTTGTATTTTACCTTAGGCGAAAACAAAGTAACACGACAAGATGCCTTTGGAACCAAACTTATAGAACATTGTCTTCTAAATGGCTATAGTACCAGCAACTGGGATATGGATTGGAGATATCCTCCGCACCTAAATGAATATATTTTAGATGTTAGGTTGCCTAGCAGAGGATTTTGTTATCCCACAAGAGCCACTAAGGCATTTGAATATGCTTTAAAAAACATCACAATGGTGCCAGGACTAGACGAAGCGCAAAGTGTTTTAATGGATGCTCTTATTAAAGCCAAGCAGATGAATCTAATAAATGTTTGGCATTATGAACAAGCAATATTAGACGAATCAGTAGATACAGTAATAGTTCCAGCTACAGGATTTTTAGCAGAAACATTTGCGTTAATAGGTAACGCAAAAAAAATTGTATTTTATGATAAAAACAAAAACAATATCCACTTTAAGAGAACCTTATATGAAGAATGGGACGGTATAGACTACGATGCTTTTGCTAAAGAATATGCTGATGTAAATAATCTCAGTACAGAGCCTGTGTTTGAAATAGATGCGGTTAGAGCAAAAAAACTTAGTACTATAATCACTGAACGAGTATTTACAGACTGGGAAGACTGGAAAAATAGTAGAGAGTTTTTGTTTTTAGATTGTGATGTTATAACAGAAACTGATGTTTTGTTAAAACAAGCATGCGGTAGAACAGTATTACAGACCAGCACAATATTTTCGGTATATCCCTGGACTGAAATATTTTACGAATCTAATGTTATAGAACAAGCAGAAGAAAAAATAAAGGAATCAAATGTCATATGGATACAAGCATAGATTTTGAATATTACTACAATAATGTTCCTGAAAAAGGGTTATGTAGAAATAATCTAATATACACCAGTCTTGTTAATAAAGACAAAACAATGTTTTGTAAATGGTACCACAATGATACACAATATCACCAAGGAATGAATGAAGTAGTTGACATTGCTAAGATGCAGGAAAAATGGGAGCGAGAGCTAAAGTATTTTACCATTATGCAAGAACATTATCCTCAGCATGTTCCGAACATTATAGAAATAGACAGAGAAAACAAAAAAATATTTTTCGAAATACAAGGTGCTGACATGTGGGAACAAGCAGGGTGTACAGGTTTAGATTATACTTCTGTGCTAAGAGACTGGCAAGATCAGATGCTAGAGATTTTACAAGCACATAAAGATTTAGGCCTTTACAAATATAGTCTACATCCTAGTAGTTATTTTGTTGTAGATGGTAAGCTTAAAAGTATCAACTATTTTTTTACTTACCATAAAAACGAGCAAAAAATAAATGTCAGAAGTCACTTAAGCCATATTAGTCATTCTAGAAGAGAAAAATTATTCCCCCAAATGGAAGCTATGGGTATTGACTTAGATGCTCCCCAGGAATGGAATAAGTTACAGATATTATGCTTTGAAAGTTTTTCTAATAATTATTCTAGAGATTTTATAGATAAGGCAGTATCACTGTATGTATAAAATAATTCCTTTCTCTGATGATTTAGACCTAGAAATATTTTATCGAAAAGCTAAAGGAAAAGGATTTATTAATAATGCATCTAAACACATGCTGGTAGACTGTTTCAAGAAAGAAAGGAAACATCAAACATGGATTCTATATTACAATAATAATCCTGTAGGATCAGTAGCCGCACATTCTTTTGACGAAATGGGAAAGAACAGTTATAGAATAGCCGCAAGAACCTGTGTACTAACAGATGAAATACCAACACCGACACTGAGAACTCGAAACCAAATAGTTACCCAACAGCATGTTACTGGTCAATTTTTAATACCAGCATGCATAGAATGGGCAGGCAAGAAAAATAACTTATATATCACTTCAAATAACCTAGAAGGCGGAAGTCAACGATTGGTACACAATGTTTATTTTCCTGCAATGGTAAAGACTGGTCAAGCAGAAGAAATCTGCGAAATGGAGTATAGGGGTACTTGGCAAACAGTTTGGAAGTTAGATGTAAAAAAATTTTATCAAACGTTAAATGCCCATCCTAGATGGGCATAATATTATAGATTTGCTATTCTAGTTTGGAAGTCTGCAAAATCTGTACTAGCTGCAACAACATTCTTAAGTTCTACAACACTAATATAGTCTGACAATCCTGTTGTATTAGCATTTGTAAAGTCTACAGTGGTGCCTGACACAAAGTCAACAGTGTTAGAACCACTTCCTAGTGTAACTGTGCCGCTTGTGCTGTTACCTATTTGAATATTAGCTCCTGCCCCGCCTTGTATTTGTACACCTCTATTAGAGCCTAGTGTCATTGCAGTAGCATCATTCATTGAAATATAATGCACACCTAGTGTTGTGTTGATAACATTAATGCCTTCAATATTGTTTCCATTTAGCTCAATGTCACTCTGTGTATCAATTTCACCAACAATCTTGTTGTTTACACCGTCTACTAACAGTGTGCTATTATCGCCAAACACACTACCTGTTACATCACCATCTAGAGAAGTAGCAGTTCCGCCACCGCTCACAGTGGTCCATGAAGTATTGCCTGAACCGTCTGTGGTTAATACCTGTCCTGCAGATCCGTCAGCTGTTGGAAGTGCAAATGCGCCAGTGATTTCTAAACCACCTGTTATAAGAGTCTCTGATCCTAGTGTCCACTTGTCTACAGAATCGTCATAAACAAATGAAACAGCAGATTCAGTACCCCTGTCAATTTCAATGCCTGCGGTGCCTAGCGTAATACCCGCTCCTGATTCACCTTGGTTTAGAACAATTAGATTGTCTTTAATTGTTGTGTTATTAGAATCTACTGCTGTAGTTGTTCCCTGAACTGTTAAGTTACCGGTAATTAGCACATCACCGTCGACATCTAAATTAGCAAGAGCATCGTGTGTAGCAGATCTTCCTATAGATACCCAGCCTTTACGGTTAACCGTAAGTCCTTCTGGTGTTAAAGGGTTTCCGTCTGCAAAGTTAACCAAACTGAGTTGTGTTGGAACATCTCCACTAGTAATTGTGCCATTTGGATCAACCTGCATGACCAAAGCGCCCGATAGTGCATACTGTGTTCCGTCATACGGTTGTGCAAGGATTACATTAAGCAAGTCGCCATTTTGTACCGCCGCCGGACTGTCAATACTTCCTCTACTTGTTTCATAAGATATACCAGGTGCGCTAGCACCGTCAGTTAAACCAGTAGTAATATGACTAATAGATGCAATATTAGAATATTGCCTAATAACAGGAGTGCTTGTTGCTCTATCTATGCCATCTATGATTAATTCGCTGCTGTTGGATTTTATAGATGATGCATCTAGTAATATAGAACCGTTTGATATAGTATTATTAATTGCATCTATTATTGTTGTCGAATCGTCGGCAAAAAGTGATCCTTTTACATCGCCGCTAATTAGTCCTGTAAATAATGCATCTCCATTCACGTCTAAAACAGCTTGTGCATCTTCGTCACTGGCCCTGCCAATAGTGATCCATCCTCTGCGATCCACATATAATCCTTGCGGAGTTGTAGCATCGCCGTCTTCAAATGTAACTAAAGCAATTTGCCCAGGCACATTGTCATTACTATCTACAATTATACCATTTGGGTCAATCATCTGAACTAAAGCAGATGATAAAATATAATCAGATCCGTCATATGCTGTTGCAGCTACTAATGCTAAGATATCACTAGGTTCTACAGTCTCTGGAGAATCTACAGATCCTCTACTAATTCTATATGAGATTCCTGAGGCTTCTGCTCCTGCGGTAATGCCAGTTACATTGTAATTTGTTCCTGATCTGTCTACAACGTGATTTATAAATGGAGAGTTATTCGCTGATCTAGCTTCAATAGTAAGATCAAAATCTGCTTGTATGGAATTTGATATTGTAATTGCTTCTGTGGTAATTATATCAATGGATACTTCCCCTGTAGAAGCATCAAATAATATAGATGAATCTTCGGCAACAATATTTCCTTTGAAACTGTCTGCTACAACTTGTCCGGTAAATATGCCAGGCCCGTCTACATCTAGATCTTTTAGATAAGCTGCTTCCCATCTAAATAATTCGCCTTTTCCTTCCGGTTGTACTGGATCGATTGTTTCTGGAAAGTCAGAAATGCCACCTAGTGAAAGTTTTGTTCTAGTGTCGAATGCGCCGCCTTTCCCGCCAATAATTGTTATATAAGGATCAGCACCGCCTGTATCTGTAATTTCAAGTTTTCTAGTAGTGTCAACTACACCTTCGTCTAGTACTCCTTGCAAACTTACAACATCTTGTGGGATCGTAGCGTCCAAAATTGGATTATATGCAGGAAAAGTAAGGCTTAATGAATCTGTTTCAAGATTTCCTACGTGTAGTTTATCTCCATTTACAGAAATTGTTGTATCGACGTTACTACCAAGAAAACTTATATTGCCGTCAACTACAGGACTAACTACTGTTCCGTTTATACCGTCAATTAATTTAGTAGAATCATCTGCAAATACAGATCCGGTTAGATCTGCTGTAATACTTGTTACTGTCAGCGCATCTGTACTAGAGTCATAAATTACCTTTGAATCTTCTCCTAATAGATTAAATCCGTTCAGAGGCAGATCCGCCGTAATTTCCAATGCACCGACCTCGAGGTCTCCAGAACCAGATAATTGATTGCCGCCGACTGTGGTACCATCACCTATGTATAGCTTTTGAGTGTCTGTAACATAGATTGGCTCGCCTTCGGCCGGGGTAATAGTTAAACGCTCTTGCTCTGTGCCACGTCTTAATCGTAAAGGCATATTGATAACTCCTGACAGTATATTATACTGTATTTATGCCTTATTTGAGTTTTTTCATGAATGACTTAGTACGTTTTTGAATATCAAACTTAACTTTAGGAGTGTCTATGCTGAAATCTATGCTTTTAATGTGGTTGTCGTACTCGGAAAAGAACTCTTCAAGCGACTCTTCCAGTGAAGCAGTATTTTGATACTTGTTTCTTTCTTTTCGGACGTCAATGGTAAACAGTTTTCCACTGTGAAAGAACACGTGGATACTGTTGATATAATCGATTGGCACGGATTTGATTTCAATATCATCGAAAACTTCCGGCCAATGTTCGATTATTTCTGGTGGGAGTTTATTCTGTTTGCTCACTCTTTGTTTTCTTTTTTGTTGGAGCAAGTTCTTCCGCCTGTTCTCTCAGTCTTTTGGCTTCTTTGAACATGGCGTCAGCTTGCGATCTATACTGTCTAGCCAAGTCCTCATCCGTAAGTACACCGTCGGTTGCAGGAGCAACTGCGGGTTCAACAGCAATTTCTTCTGCTGTTTCTGCTGGAGCAGTTTGAGTAGTTGTGGTATCAGCCATTGCAAGATCTGCTACAGTAACACCCATTTGTTGCGCAATCATCTCGTTGAGTTCATTTAGCGCAATAGTGGTTGTGTTGTTCGGAATCATTTCCACGTCACTGGTAGCATGTTTCATCATTTTACCAGTTGTGTGAAAGGCCGCAAGCATGTTGCGACCGTCCGGTAGAGTAGACCTTGATAGCACCGGAGCAAGCTCATTGGCTTCCTGCCCTGCGTGTGATTCAATCACTTTCATTAGAGCGTCATGCTCGTCTGCTGAAAGTGTTTCTGTTGTAATCACAACACAGTTTTCGGGCTCGCCCGGTACTACGCGATAAGCAACAACTACACGTCTCTTACTCTTAATGAGTCTTCCGACATGCTTTATGTTTACCATTGCCTTATCCTTGTGCTTGAGCTTGTTCCTGCTCTTGCGGTTGATTCTGTTGTGAAGCGGCGATTGCAGCCAAGAACTGCTCCAGCTTCGTATAAGTTGCACCCACTGTGGTCATTTCGTTAGGACGGAATGCACCACGCTGACTTGCAACGTCGATGATTACTTTAAGTGCTTGTAGGTCTTGTACAGTTAGATCTGCAACACCTGCTTGCTCACCTGCTGTTGTAGCCTGTGCGTCTGCAACCTGCTCTTCGGCAGAGTTTTTCATTTGCTCTTCCATTGTGGTATCTCCAATTGTTGGTTCTTCAAAAGTGCTTTCTTCAGTTTTGTCTGTCATGTAAAGTCTCCTCTGACATATATAATTATCAACTAATTATTAGTTGTATTTTAAATATGGACAAGCTAGCAGGAAGTAACTTAATTCTTTACTGTCCTCAAATCCTATCCTTACTCCTCTAGACACAGTGTTATTTTTGTCTAGTTCCACTGATTGGCCGATGTAGTATCGGCTTTTCAGATTAGTTTCAACCCATTTTTCTATAGCATCTTTGATATTGTAATTATATTCTATGTTGCTATACTCAAAATGTTCTGGCGGATAAGATACTTTTCTTATGCCAAACACATTGTACGGGTTTACATCAAATGTTACGTTAAGCGGCTGATTCTTCATAGTGTGCTGTTATTCCGAACGGTGCCTGCAGATCTTTGTTGTGATGTCCGTGCACAATAAAGATAGTATCACAGTAGCTGTCATCACCCCAGCTGTCCCAAGGATACCCATCTGTGAACATGATAAACTTCTTGGGCTCAATGCCCTGCTCTTTCATGTAGTTCCAGTTCGCCATGAAGTCAGTACCACCGCCTCCGGTGATTTCATAGTCCAGTAAGTCTCTTCCGTCGTCGGACGAGAAGTTGTCTTCTCCGCTGACTTCTGTGTCGAAGCACCAAATCTTAATATTGTAATCTTTGTATTCGTCCATGATGCCTTTGACTTCTGAGAGGAAGTCTTTTAGTTGTTCGTCTCGAATGGAGCCGCTTACATCAAGTCCAACGCACACATCGATTGTCTCGTCGAAGTTCTGTCCTGGAATAATTGCACCAGTATGCCACGCTTTGCGACTAGGACGCTGGAATGTAAAATCGTTCTTGATAGTGCTCTGAATCTGCTGACGGATAATCTCACGCCAGTTCATCTTGGGCTCTGTGAGATCTTTGATCATACGCTGTACATCGCCCGGTACGTTACCTGCACCCGCCGCCTGCGCCGCAGAAATCATGTTCTCTTTAATCTCGTCACGGATTTTTTTCAGCTCTTCCTTGCTGTACTTAGGACGTTTACCGGAACTGTTTCCTTCACTGCCTTCTGAGTCACCGTCACCGTCTGCATCTTCACCGTCACCGTTTTCCCAGTCAACGTGCTCGTCTAGCAAATTGCCCAGAGCTTCCATTTCTTCAAGGAACTCTTCCATGTCTTCTTTTGCTTTGTCAAACAGCTCGTCGTAGACTTCTTCTGAAGTCCAGCCATCGTATTTAAAGTCCTGGAAACAGTCTACCAGCTTGGGAATTTCTCCAATGCGTTCACGTACCAGTGTGTTGTTTACACAATAGTCCGCGGCAATGTTATACAGCATAGGAACTCTGTCCTCTCTGCGCATAAGGTGGTCGTAGACGCAGTGTAAGATTTCGTGTGCAATTACAAACTCAATCTCTTTGTTAGACATCGCATTGAAGAATTGCGTGTTGTAATACAAGTGACGTCCGTCTGTTGCCGCTGTAGGACACCAGTCGTCACAGGGTGTAATCTTAAGACGTGTTGCCATGTTACCAAAGAAAGGATGTCGTAGCAGAAGTCCTACTCGCGCGGTGATAACACGATCTTGCACTTCAACTCGCATTGCTGCAAGTTCTTCTTCTGTGATATCTGGATTGGGTTCAAAGCCTTTTGCTTTGCTTGCAGTGTCTTTAACACTCATAGGTACCTCGCTGTTTACTATACATATATAGTAACAAAAGAAATGTAAGATGTCAAGAGAGAGGCGGTTTCCCGCCCCCTATTAAGAACCTTGTGCGGCTTTAATATACTTGCCATAACGCTCGTGGAACTCATCGAAGCAATCAACCGCATCTGGGTCAATTGGCAGGCTGTACTGTGTAAGAGCAAGTTTAATGCCCATAACTACCAGCTCAGTCTCAAAATTGTCCATTGCAAAGCGCAAGAAGTTGTTTACTTTCTTGTCAAATGCCTTGTCATTCTTGTTACAAGCATCACGCAGTTCGTAGCACAAGCTCACTGTAAGCGAGTACATTGCTGAAATCTCTTTTGTTTTCAGCTCTTTTGCTTTTCCTGCAAGAATATCTGTAGGGTTAGGCAACTGGCTTGCAATCTTGCGATGTGCCATAAACTTCACAGCAACACCTTCTCCTACGGAGCCTGATACCAAATCAGTTGTTACGTCTTCGTCGATGTCATCGTCTAACAGCTCGCTTACAAAGCTCCACGAACGAGGCGTTGCGAACGAACGACTGGAACCTTTCGGATCAAACGTGTACAAGTCTTGTTTAGCAAATGTCAAATAACCCACAACATCTGCGTGAATATTGTTTGCTGTAGCCCAGTGCGACCAGTCGTCAAAGTCCACTTCCATTTCCAAGTGTACAAAGCGGTTAGCCAGCGGAGCAGGCATACGATACGTAACACCTTTGTCAGCTTCGCGGTTACCAGCCGCAACAATAAGAACGTTGTCTGGAAGTTTGTAAGTACCAACCTTGCGGTTAAGGATAAGCTGATAAGCCGCCGCCTGTACAGCAGGAGCAGCTGAGTTCATTTCGTCTAAGAATAAAACAATGTTGTCATATTTCGCCGCCATTTCTTCGTCTGGCAGTTCCGAAGGAGCACCCCAAGCCATTGTGCTGGAGTTGCTGTCGAAGTAAGGAATACCTTTAATGTCTGTGGGTTCCCACAAGCTCAAGCGAATGTCGATGAGACATGAATTAGGCAGACTGTGTGTGATCTGTGCCACAATATCTGACTTACCAATACCTGGAGGCCCCCAAAGGAAGATAGGACGCTGTTTCAGGATTGCGTGTTTAATAGAAGCTTTCGCTTTGTTAGGAGTTACTGTGCGAGTACTATCTGACATGTTTTACCCTTCTGTTTGTCTATGTACTAACTATGTTAACATCGCTGTGATGTTTGTCAACCGTTATCTTCGTCTTTCTGTCTCATGGCTTTTGTCAAACCATATTTTCTTAGATCACCGGAGAACATTGTGAGTTCAACCGCTTTCTTTTCGTCGGTTACTGTTATCCATTTGTTAGTTAGATAATATGGGCAATCGATGAATTTGTCAAGATAAATTATTATCTGAGTTGTGATGGGAGTTTCGGGCGGGTAAGGAATGTCGTATGTGGCTATTTCTAATTCTTCTAGAACTTTGTAGCCTGCGTCAGTTAGGCGCAATCCGCCTGAATCTTTCTCGCGAGTGTTTTGCCACCATACAGGAAGATATTCTTTAACTGTAATATCGTTGGTGCTTTTGCCTAGCTGTTGTAGAAAGATTTTAGTGTAGGTTTCTTTCCAGTTCATTCTTCTTCAACGTATTGTCCGTCAACGAGTTTATAAACTGCAAAGTCCTCGCTTTTAAACATTGTGTTCAAACGATCCGCAAGGTTGTGTGCATGTCCAGGATTTGAAAATGAAGTCTTTTTGTACTTGGGTCCAGGATAGTTTGTGAGCATGTTTGAGCTTTTCAGATTGAAAGGCTTACCCTGATAGAAAACAGCCCAGATAGCTTCCGCTTCTAGGATCTGCTCGCATTTATACGTTTTGTTATCGGTGTGTTCTAGTAACACAGTTGGCTTGGGCCTACTCATACTGTGCAAATTTCCTTCATTATCCTGCACAGTATTTAGCATAGTTTGTTCAATTTTAGTCTTTGAAGCCTGATCCACCATCAATTTTTACCTCTATTACTTCTTCTTTGGTGTTATTGTTTATCAGTAACTTCTCCAAGTCTCCGTTAAGTCTGGACATGGCAATCCCCAACGTGTATGCAAGATTTTTCGCCTGTTGCATTGACAGTTTAACTTCTTTGGCGTTGGAGGAATCCGCTGATTTAACCTGCTGGATAAACTGTTGGAATGCCATTGTGTTCAAGGGTTCATTTGACATTCCACAACGCCTCTTTCATTTCGGACTCTGTTCTGAACGGACCCTTGGATACATAACGCTCAATGGTTAACAGTTTAGGGCAGAAACTCTTCACCCATCCTTTGTCAAACTGAATGATATAATATCCTGCACAGTACAAACTCTTTGATTTTTCTGACTTGGTAAACAGGGGAAGTTTTTTCTTTACGTCAAACATTGTGTTGTGCGGAGTAACACTGGTTGGAAAACCGTGTACTTCCAATGTATTAGCACTGGCATCACTCAGCGTGATACTTTTCTTAATGTCTACACCTAGATATCTCTTAACTTGTTTCTTGTTGTCAAAGAATTTTGTTTGTGCAGAATTTGAGAACACATACTTCTCATTGTCAAAGGCAAGAGTTCCAATTCTCGTTCCTGCGTCCTCTACAATCCAAAATTTGTCTTCTAATAATGCTTTTAGTTCTATCATCCGTTGTACCTTGCGTTTAATGGCTCCGAAAAGCTCTGTGCTTGATCTGCAATACGTTGCATGTCCCATTTAGCACAAAACTTCATCAGTCTCATACCTACCTGACTGATGTTCTTAATTTCAACAGCATCGATTGTTTCGTCGATGAACTGTCTTACATGCTCAGGCTGTGCTGTTAAATCGCACAGTGTTACATTTCTTGCGTAGTCGTCCAACACACGATGCTCTTCACCGTTGTGGTCTACCCATCTCTGCAACATTAGATTATTCCAGTTAAATCCTTTAGAACTCTTATCTTCAAATGCTTCTAACAGTCCCACTTTGTTTTTCGTGCCTTTCTTACGCACTCCGGGATAAGCTGAGAACACATTGTCTGACGTATCACCCCGCATGCATTTTTCAAACAGCAGCCACTCAGGATCCGGAACAGGTTTGGGTTCACCTGTCTTCTTGTCAATCACAGGAGCACCTTTGTCATCAAAGTATCCTTCGTGACTTATAGTGGTATTGCTAACACCGTTGTACTGCCGAACATTAGGCGCAATCAATTGTGCAAAGTCACCGTCTGTGCTGATAATCACATGATCGTCATTGGGGTGCTTCTGTATCCAGCCCGCAATCAAATCATCAGCTTCCAGTTGTGGATGTCTGATAACAGTGCAGTTTGTCTTAGTGGACACAAAGTCCTTGAACTCGTCAAAGATTTCCCAAAACACTTTGTCTTCGTCTGCTTCTCTAGGAGTCATTGCATCGCGGGTTTCTTGTCTATTACGCTTATAGGGTTCGTAATAATCTTTGCGCCAACTGCGTCCTTCAAGACAGAACACAACATGATCTCCATCGAAATCCTGCCATGCTTTCTTGATGCTGTTGAGTGTGATATGTAACGCCATGCCAACTTTTGTATCAATATCGCCACGCACAACGTGTCTGGCTCTAAAGAATGTGTTAGCAGTGTCTACTAAAATATAAGTGCTCATGAAACCTCTGATTTGCCTTTGTCGATAGGTATTACATTAATATAACCCATTCCGCGATCAGTGTCAAGTCCTTCTTCTTCCAACATCTGCATCACAATTGTTTTAAACCATGCGTCTACAATTTCTTCATTGCTTTCGCCCGAATATCCTGCATCTAGTAACTGCTCAATAAACTCGTTGTTCCAGTCGAGTTCAAAGAATCCATTGCGAATATTTTCTGGATTTAACTGAGTGTCTAACACAGCAACCCAAGGTTCGCCCTTTTCTGTTGCCAGTTGTTTCTCTGTTTCTAGACTTGCTCTTCTTGCCTCCTCCGGACTAAGACTGTTCTCTTTAATCTCTGACATGACGCTGTTAACATCAGCCTGTGTATTACCAAATAGTTTACTAAACCAACTCATAATCCTGCCTCTCTTGCTCTTTGTTCCATACTAGGTTCCCCAGGCGTTTCCGAAGATGTCGACATGGAGCCTGGGCGAATATCTCCATCCCCGC